AAATTGCTAAGCCATCGAATATGCGATAGATCTGACTTCAAAGAACGTTTTCCGCCTTGTCCACTAGCCACTTCGCGACAGCATCGTCCCACGTTTTATAGGTCATCATGTTCACGCCAACCTCCCGCCCAATGGGAAAATGCTAACAGACCTTAATATCAGAAAACCCTCAAAATTCCTCACCACTGGAACCCTAACTTTTTCCAGCAGAGAACCAATAGAACGAATTAAGGTGGTCGTGATACTGCACGATATCGTTGAAGCCGCGCATCGCAAACTCCTGAGCAACGAGCACCACAATGTCGAAACTGTCGGTATCGACCTTGAAGTAGATTTTGTATTGGCTTGGTTTTGCAATCCCACGTGAGGCCCAATAGCTCTTCTTGTTAAAGCGTGCCTCTTCCAAATTTTTAGAGACATATTTGCTGATGTAGCTGGCGATGCGATGCGCCGAGTTACGGCCACGCGGCCTAGTGAAATCGACATTGCCATTGTCCTTTCCGACCACACGCCGCCACATAGAGCGGATCAAGTTCCAACTGCGAACACGGACGCCATGTTCATTCTGGAGCCAAGCAGGAAATTGCTGGCAAGCGATATGAACATGTAACGCCCCACGTTTTTGCACTTCCAGAGTCGCAACGTAATGGAAGTCGCCAACACTCCGTAGACGTTCTCGGAACGCTTTGAAATCCGCCTCAACGCGTGCGTAATCAGTCACGCACTCTCGATAGGTCAGCGTCAGCAAGCAATCTGCCTGGAGCATCTTCGCCAGTCTGCGAACCTTCGTCTTCGCCCGCCGTGCGGCCACCATCCGAGCCCTCTCGTGATCGCCTTCACCACGCTTCGTTGGCTCTTCGCATTCCGTTGAGTAATCGAAAATCTGTCCATCGCTATAGGTCTCGCGGTTCTCATCAAGAAACACCTCGATACCGTTCGGGAATTCGGTCACTGTCAGCGTTTTCCAACGCTGCACATCTGTTCCAGCAAAATATGAACCCAATGAAGCCTTCAGATTGGCGTTAGCCGCAACCTTATCTATACTCGCTGTAAGCACAATTTTTCCTTGGTAGCGTTGTGTGAGCCCGGCAGCGTTGGCGCGCTGATCCGGGTATTTTTACGTCCATCAAAAACCACTTTTCCAACTCGCCGAAAAGGCCGTTCTTTCTCTGTTTTCCTTAAGTGTTCTAGGTACAAGTCTAGGCGCTCGCTTCGCTCGCGCCGTCCTCGCAAGCTGCGGGCGGCGCGATCTTGCTGCGCCTATTTTTCGTTACGCGTAACGGAAATTCCCCGCCTCATCGAGCGCCGCAGCGCCCTTAATCAACCGCATAAAGCCTGGCTTGTGAGTGCTTTGCACTCATGGGCAGTTGAGGCCGTTTCTCCGATCAGCCTGCCGCCGTTTTCCAGAGTTCTCCGCCTTTTCGATGAACGATAGCCGGCGCGTCTTTTGCCGCAAGGGGGCATTCATAAAAGCGCCAGAATCCGCACTTTTACAAACCTTCCCCCTTGCGGCAAAAGCCTCATGCGCCGTCTATTCGATCATCGGGCGAAGAACTCAGGAAAACGGCGGCAGGCGGTGGAGTCGAAACGACCGAAACCGCCGGTCTTACGGAGGGCTCCGAATCTAGGAACCCGGTCAGCTTTAACACCACCTCGAAGGCGCGATCATGGAACAACCAGAACTTCCCCTGCTGCATTTCCCGTATCAACCGTACTTCGCGCATTTCAAGCGCACGCGTAAGGCACTGGCCCCTTCCAACTTTGTCCCGCCGTGGAAGCAACTGCGGCTGACGCTGTACGTCCGCAATCTGATGCGCAAGGGTGCGGCCTTCATCTGGACACGCCCGGATGGCCGTCAATTTTTCTGCAAGACCATGCGCCAACTGGTGGCGCGGATCATGGACTACGATGGCTATATCCTGCATACGATTTTCCAGTACAAGAACGGGCGTTTGATCCGCACCTGACTTATAGGCGTGACACCTGAAGGACGAGAAGAATTTCCGTCTTGCTGTTCTGGCCGGTATTGGAGCGCATCCAGTCAGGCAGGAACGAGAAGCCAATGCGGCCAGAGCTTTCCCGGTTCTCCGCAAGACCACCGATGATGACGACATCGCCATCGGCGACCGATAATGAAGTGCTCACTTCACGCTTGGTCAACGTGGGCGAATTGTTGACGCCAGTTTGCGTGACGACGAAGTTTGATAGCTGCTGCCCGACTGTCAGATCCACTACCGATTCCCGCACAATCGGTTTCAAATCGAAGATAACGCCCGAACTGCGATACTCCACGGATTGCACCGGAGAGCTTCCATTGCCCGGATAACTGATCGCGCCGAGCACAGGCACATCTTGCCCAACCGCGAAGCGGCCAGCGGCACCAGAACGCACACGTAATGACGGCGCAGATATCGTCTTGAAGCGGCTATCACTGGAGAGCGCTGCAAAGACGGCATCAATGGACGCATTCTTGAGGCGGACAAAACCATCGAGCGTGGAAGGGGAAGAAACACCAGCTGAGACGGTGCCGCCAAGGAGATGCAGCGCGAGAGAAAACGCTGAGCCTTCAGCCCCATTAGACGCGACCTCAAACACCTGGCCGCGTACCATCACCTCGCCTTGCCGTGTATCCAGTTGCGCAAGCAGCGCGGACAGCTTTTTAATATCAGCTTCTGTGCCATTGAAAACAAGGGCATCGGGATCAGTATCGAGCAGCGAGGCGGCAGACCCTGCAGGAGTAGGCGCTTTCGATTGGCCGGTGGACGCATCTGCCGTTATCGCTTGTGGCGCGCCATGAATAGAGCGCGTAGAAGTGAATTCCCCCTTCGGAAAAAGTCCCCGCAATAGCTCAACAAGGTAGGTCACATCCCGATACTTCGGCCGATAGACGAACGCTTCTTTGTTCGGTTCTGGCTCTTTCACGATGCCGACGATATCAACGCCGTTCACGGTGCGGACTGACAATCCAAGCAGCCCCATGAATCGAGAGACTTCGGAGCGCGAAGAAGCGCCAGTAGCGAAGCGAAACGAAACAAGCCGCTCATCTGCAACGACATCAGGCTGTATCAGGTATGGCGTTTTGAGGATCTGCGTATACATCATCTCGACCGCCTCAGCGACACGCACACGGGAGAATTCTAAGGCGCTATCGACGGGCTGAGGAACGCCCCCAGGATGCGGCATAGACAGGCCCATTGATGGAAGCAATGGCGTTGCAGGAGCCGCGTAAGAAAGAGCGCTGTAGATCATCATCAGCGCAGCCAGAATATATTTCATTTCTTCCCCTCCATTTGAACCGGATGAACTACCGCGCCGGAATAGCGCGTGACCTTCGCGCCGTCTATTTCCCCGATGGTTTGCGGCCCCATCTGCACAAACATCGAGGGAGATTCATAACGGAAACGCCCGTTCTCATCGACGATAACGACATAGCTAACAGCCCCGAATTTTGCTGTGCCAGCGATGCGCCAAACATCGGAGAAGGTTGGCTTTTGAGGCACTATCGGGGCCTTGTTTGAATTGGCTTGAGCCCCCTCTTTTGCACTTTCAGTTGTATTCTTTTGGGCGGCAGTTTTGGGGCTAAAGAAATGGATCGTCGCGTACAAGCCAACAGAAAATGCGACGAGTAGTATTGCCGCAAGCACCCAAATCTGCTACGCGCCATCATGTTCTGACGCTTATCGACATTCACGATTTTCCCGGTGGCTCCGCTTTGACGAGGAATACAGCGGAAAAATCTCTTTGCGATACTTGCGCAGATCGACACTGATGCGCGCCGCCTTGGTCTGCTTATTCCCCCTCGAAATCGATACGCTGTAATGGCTAGACATGCCCAGCGAAATTTTCTTGTGCGTGCGAATGTGGAAGGCGACAACGTTTTTCAAAAAACGATTGAGCGTGGACATGTCTTGGATCATCAAGACCAGATCGCAAGCTACGCCCGTTTTTTCATTGGTGAAGTGCCGATGCTCTAGAAAGAAGCTTTTATGCTCTTGAAGCAGATTGGCACCGGTCGCGGGCCAGAAGCGCCACGCCTCATCGATGCACACCAAGTCGCCCGGCTGGACGATGGTATCGGTATGTGCCCCTTTTTTATCATCGTAATAAGGAAAGAACTTGGGCTGTGAAACGTCGCCATTCGTAACGTGGACGACCTCGCCCAATTCTTCAGGTACTGGCTTGTAATGCTTTTCAATGTAGGCGTGAATCTTCTCCCCATCGATCCCGTCTACGTTCGTCACAACGCGCCGACCTTGCGCAATGGCCGGGACAATGACCTCAGCGACAACCTCATAACTCTTTCCAGAACCCATGAGGCCGGTATAGACATTGATCCCCATGATTAGCCGATCAGCGGAATACGGCGGATGATGAATCGCGTGACCCAGGCCGTAAGCAAGATCGGTACACCCGCCGTGACATTGCACAGATCGAGGAAGTACCAGACCTCGCTAGGAAGTCCGCCAAAGGCAGATGTCAGCGCCGCTCCGGTCGGCAAGATATTGGTGAGAATCGCGATAAATTCAGTCGTCACGAAGAACAAGCCGAAATACAGCACGAACTTGACCAAGATGGAGCGGAAGACAAATCCGAGCACCACATTGAGGGCAGACAGCAGAATCCCGAACATCGCATTCTCCCTTACGCAGCCAGCACGATAAACAGCGCCACAAGCACCCATACAAGGGCCATTGCGGCATACAAGGTCGGACGGATTTTCTCCAGCAAGACGCAGTGCTGCGTCATCGCAATATCTTTGTTGAACACTTGAATCGTCCAGGTCGGACAAGCAGCGCTATGTCCCGGAACCACAAAATTAGTCAGCGTCGGAAACAGATTCAAGATAGGTTGCAAGATCTGCTGCGCGGTAGGCGTAGGTTCCAGTGATGGCGCACCGATGCCGGGATCAGGGCCGAGGTTTTCAAGTGGCTGATTAGATGGATTCGTGCCAGTTGAAGGCGTAGCCGAAGGATCAGCAGTAGCCACAGGTGATGAGGCCGTAGGGAGCGTAAAAGGCGTTGCAGCCGTGCCGCCACTAGGCGCAGCTTGAGGTGCAACGAAGTCTCCAACTGTCGGCCAAGACGATGGGTTCGCAGATTGCCAAGCCGCTGCATCGGCTGCTGTGATCGGATTGGTGGCGTCGAACGGCAAGCCGTTGTATCCGGGTGAAGACGCGGCAGCTTTCCAAAAATCATTAGCCAAATCAGCGATGACTTGCGGATTCAATGGCTGTGCCTTTTGAGCATCGGAGAGGCCGGCAGCAGCATCAGAAACGGTTTTGACGGGCGCTTGCGGTGGCTCCGGGAAGTTGGAGGCGGGACATACGCCAGCGCTAGCAGTGAGTTTAACGCCCGGGCAAAGCGTAGTGTTATTACTCGATTTTGTTGGTGCATTAAGCGAACCCATATCAATGGTCTCACTCGCCCCGCTATCGTAGGTATAGACGCGGATCAGATGGCAATTCCCGTCCGACTTTAGCTCAGCATGTTGAGTACCGTGACCACCCGGCGCTGTGAAATCAGTATAGACAGCGCCACTGCATGCAGCTTGCGGGGAACCGGCGACCGCATTGGAGAAAATGTAGACGACTGAAGGAGGCTTTAATCCAGCCGGAGTATTGACAGAGGCTGGATTGTCTCCAACTTGCACAGTCCCATCCGGTTTAAAAATCCATTTGATGGCGGCATCGACAGTGAGTGCGACTGCGACGCCAGCGACAATCGGTGCGGCAACAGTCACCCATGCTGGCGCCGTCACACCCAGGAGCGTCACAGTAGCAGCGCTAGCCAATCCACCGGCAATAGAACTGCTGACGTTGCTTAACGTGCTAACCCAACGCGGATCATTCGATGCAAAGCCACGACTCTGCATTTTCGCCTGCACGACACCAGACATAGAATTCTGCATTCTGGTCACGGGGACCGCTGCTGCAAATGACAGCGAGCAATGCGCGGTGAGAAAAAGGAAGAGAGCGATAAAGATGCGCATGATTACCTTGACTCCAAACCGGCAATCACCGCCCATGCACAGACAATGCCCCAGGCAAAGGAAAACAAGTACCAGAGATTGGAATAGTCCATCACTTTCCCCAAGAAGCTACTGTTTTACTTGAGACCTACCACGAAAACGCTTCGCGATTCCGCCCAATAAGTGAGCAAACAGCTCCAGTAGGCGGATAACGCCATACGCTAGAATGCAGCCGGAAAAGCTGGAAAAAACCAGAACACCACCTATTTCCCGTCCCAGTGATCGAACATCATCAACAGAAAGTGTGAAAGTCATATGTCCCCAGAAATTAAAGCTATGTTCGACGCCTTTATTGACGGCATCAAAGATGATATTTGGGTTGTAAGCGGGATCGGAGCGGCAGTGATCCTTATAGGTATTTGGATTAAAAACCGGCTCTGATTAATTCGCGGGCAAAAAAAAGGACGATGCAGCGCTACATCGCCCCCGGTCACTGCGACTGCACTTACGCCGACTTCAGATAGCTGATGACGATCTTGGCGGCCTTGATGGTCACGTACACGACGGCCAGCACTGCACCGATGGCCATAACGCCAGTAGTGATATCGCTGGCGCTGATCGAACTGGTGATCGGCGTCAGATCGACGGACGACGCAGCACGCGCAGGCAAAGCAACGACCGACGCCACACCCGCAGCCGCCAAAGCGGCCCTCTTCTGGAGCTTGGAGAACACTTGCATGGTTTTACCCCTATAAAACGCCGGAGACGTCCGGCAGCGCTTGCCCAACATAGGCAAATCTTTAGCAGAAGGTCCGGAAGATCAGAACGAAATCCAGAACCCAGAGAGCGGCAACGCCAGCCGCCAATAAACCCGTGATCGCGTCTCTTGACATCACCCCTCCCGAATCATTTGCAATAACGCGCCGATGGCCCGCCCGATCAGAAAACACACCATCACCAGAGAGAAACCCGCAGTCCAAACACTGGCGACCGACGAGGTATCAGGCGTATCCAACGTTGTTTCCAACAGTCCGACCTGTAGCGCCGCTGTGCCGCCATCGCACGAGAGTTTGCCGTCTACTGACACCGTAGGCGCGGCATCTTGCGAGCAGTACAGGACGTACTTAGGCATTGGATTTATCGTTACGCGTAACGGAAATTAGGAAATCGAACTTGCGCCGCTGGCGAAACTCGCGCTGACGTTGTGCATTCGTTTTAGGCGCGAGCTTCGGCGGGCGGCCACGGCGGGGGCTACTAAACAAATCCACCGTGAATTTATCCGCCGCCTGTTTCATGGTCAGGCCGGTACAGCGGCAGAAGCAGCGGGCTTGGCTTGCGGACGGGCAGCGCCACCACCGTGCGGATGAAGCGCAGTGATGCGAGGAACAACGAGGCGCTCGAAGCTCACATCGAGTTGGAATTCAGCGAGGTACTTACCGGGCGTCGTGTCCTTCAGCGAATCAGGCAACAGCAGTTCGCCAACCTTCGCGCCGTTATCGCCGCCAGTGACGACGCATTGAGCGCGGTACATCTTCCAGGGATTGCCGGTCTTGCGGCTGACGCCGGAGGATTCTTGGACGGAGACGATTTCAATCAGATGCTTGTTATCAATTGCGGACATGATGACTCCTTAAGGTAGGGAAAGGCCNAAAGCGGCGAAGCGGACCCTTTACGGGCAGTTACTANCAGAACTAGTTACTCAAGAATGCTCACAAAAAGAGAAACTCAAAAAAATACGGAGTTACGATGAGCCTCACCAAAACTTACGGGGGACATATGCAAACGATGCTGTTC